CATAACGAAATGGATTAAGATAAAAGTTTCGGAAACGCCTCCTCTACTATTTTCTTTGTCAAACCTTTCGGTGCTTTTCTTTGCACCATGTCTATTACAATCACAGCATCTTCTGCATGGATTGATTCCAACATCTGAATATATCTTTTTTCTATTCTAAATTGTTTTTGTTCCGCTGATATTCTACCCTTCACAAAGTGTCCGAAGTCACGATGTTTTCTTGTTAGAGATGAGGGTACACTCTCAGGTTTATTTGGACTATAAGGCGGTTTACCTTTTGGAATAATGAACTCAAGTCGTTCATCATATATGCCACGACACACATCGCGTATCGCGGGGATGTCATTTTCTTTGAGATACTGTATCTTCTCTTTACGAGTTTTGAGTTTAGCGTATCGTTCAAAGATTTCGAATACTTCTAGTTTCATATTATTCTTTCTCTATTACTATATAGTCTTTTATTCTTCTCTAGATGTATATAGTATGAAAATAAATTAGATTTTTTTAGTCACCAAATACAATATTGTATTGTCTGTATAGTTCATCCATCGCACCCCAAACATTTTCTTTTTGTCTGCTTGGTGTATATGGGTTGTAGTGTTCGTTAGCATAATCTAACAGTTCTTGTTTTGAATATGTACTGAACTCTTCTCTCCATTTGGTCTTTTTATCCCACCATTGCGGTTCTCGGTCTGACACTCTCTTCTCCTTTTCTACTTGTGTAATTCTATTGCTGTGTAATAACTTCTGCTGAAGTAATCTGTGTAAACATCGTCATCGATGAAAAAGTCTTTACTATGCATAGAAGCATGTAACTCATTCAAGAATGCTTGGTCTTTCTCGTCATAGTTTTCATCAATCCAATGTGTGTTGATTGAATATCCAAACTTAGATAACTCAGGGTCAAGGTAAGTCATTCTAGAAAATACAGATGGGTCAATCGGAGCATCCCAATCAATGTCATCTTGTATTGAGTCGCCATTCCTGTCACGACCCGCAAGTATTCTGTCTTCTATCGTTTTTGCGTAAAGTCTCTCATAGATATCTTCAGCACCTTTTACTTTTACAACTAACTCAAAATGATTTCTGATACCGATAGTAACCTTGCGTCCGTATTTCTTAGCAACTGCCTTGATTGCGGGAGCGAGTTCTTTCTTTTCTTCTTGTGAAATATATGCCATAGTTTTTTGTTCCTTTCAATTGACTATACCTTACAGTACCAGATTTAACAGAGAATGTCAAGCACTTTCTTCACTTTTTTTCACTTTTTTTTTCAATACATGCCTTCTGTGTATCTTACCACCCACAAAGGCATTATAATATTCATCGGGTTTCAACAAAACATCATTTATCATTTGTTCACGTAATTCATAGTATGAACACTCCCCTTTTGAAAAACACAGTCTCAGGATGCGTCTATGGAACCTCTCGCCCCCTTCTAGGAGTAATTTTACCTCTGCCGACGAACCATAGTAATCTCTCCAGTCAGATTGAACTCTGGTCTTTATTTTTCTTTTGCGTTTGCTGTTCTTGGGTAATGTCTTGGGTTTCCAAAAGAACTTCTTTCCGATGTACTTCTTACCCGTTGATTCTTCCGTGAGACAATAGACGAACCCCTGATAAGGTTCAAGGAATTCGTCCGTCGGGGAAAACTCTTCATTATTATATATCCACATACAGATATATATAATATTTTTATTCCATCTCTGTCCCACACATGGGGCAGAAAAAAGGTTGTTCGTCAGAGTTCAATACTCTAACTTCAGACTTAGTTTCACAGACGAAACAATCCATATGAAAGGTTTCGTCCTCGTCGTTCATTATGCCGCCTTCTCTTCATCCCAACCCCAATCGCCTTCCATGCCATTTACGGAATATTCGGTAACTCGTTTCTCAAAGAAGTTGTCATGTGATGCGCCATTCAGTACCCAATCCAACCAAGGTAACGGATTGTCCTTCACCTTGAAGTTTGGTTTCATACCAAGTTGTAGTAATCTGCGGTCAGCAATATGTCTTATGTATTGTTTTACATCAGTCTCTGTAAGACCTTCCATCTCTAATCCGTTGAACGCGAGTTTGATAAACCTGTCCTCTAACTTCACGACATCCTTTGCCATTTGATATATCTTGGACTTCAGTTCATCGTTTACGATACGAGGATGTTCTTGACAGAACTCTCGGAATAACTTTGCGTTACCCTGAACATGAAGTGTCTCATCTCGGATAGACCATTCAACAATCGTACCCATTCCCTTCATCTTACCATAGCGTTGGAAGTTCAGTAACATTACGAATGACGCAAACACAGATAATCCTTCGTTGAATACAGACTGCGCAAGAGAGAGTGCTAACCCAGTATGAGAGTTAGTTTCACCCTGTTTCATAAAGTCAATCTTATCTGACATCTCGGTATACTCAAGGAACTTATGAAAGTCCTCATCAGGTAATCCTAGTGTGTCATTCAATAATGCGTATGCGCGTTGGTGTACTCCTTCACGATTTGCGAATGAGGATAACATATTGCGTGCTTCATTATTTCTAAACTTGGGTATGAGTAACTCGTGATAGTTCTCACCTACCTGTACGTCAGACTGAGTAAACAATCTAAGTACCTGTGTGATGAAGTCTTTCTCTGCGTCGTTTAGTTTGGTCTTCCAATCCATTACGTCTTCAGAGAGTTCTGCCTCGTCTTCTACCCAATGGATTTCTTCATGTTTCTTGGTGAGTTCTACTGCCCACGGATACTTGAATGGTTTATAAGTTTTTGAAAATTCTAATAAGGACATGTGTCACCTTTCTTTGTTTGTTTATCTAACCTTCACAAGCACGACATTCTCCGTCGTCACTCTCAAAGGGTTTCTCTAACCAAATCATAAAGTCATCATACCCACCGATATAATCTCCTTGGATATATATCTGCGGTACAGTTTTGACATCACGACCTGTTACTTCTCTGGCAGTCTTACCTACCTCTTGTAAATCAATATAGTCATAAGGTATACCACGCAACTTCATCTCCTCTTTTGCGAGTTGACAATATGGGCAGTTTCTCTTTCCGTAGACTACATTTCTTTTATCACCCTCAAGGGCAACTCTTTCTACTTTCTCCGATACATTCTCAGCACGTTGTTTTGCTTCTGTTCGTAGATAGTATAATCCTTTCAGACCTTTCTTCCAAGCAGATATATGAACCTTATTTACATAGGACTTGTCTGCTCCACTTGGGAAAAATAGATTGACCGATTGACCTTGACATATAAACTCTTGTCTTTCTGCGGCATGTTTTACTACCCACATTTGGTCTAACTCTTGTGCGGTCTTGAATACTGACTTCTCTCCTTCCGTAAAGAAAGGAAGATGTTGTACTGAACCTTTATTCGTAATAATAGAAGTCCAGTTTGAATCGTTGTTCTCACCCTTCTCTTCTAGAAGTTGTGTGAGATACTTATTCTTTACAAGGAATGACCCTGCCCGTGTACGATGCGTATATGCGTTTGCCTTTAGAGGTTCTATAGAGGGACTTGTACTGAGAATAATACCAGAGGACGCATTAGGAGCAATCGCAAGTAAGTGAGAGTTTCTCTTACCACTACCGATACCATCAGGATACTCACCGCGTTCTTCTGCGAGTAACTCTGTTTCTGCGTGTGCTTCTCTATTGATATGTTCAAACACAGTCGTATTGATATCTCTTGCCGCTTCACTCTCCCACGCAACTCCGTGTTTTTGTAACAAGGAATGGAAACCCATCGCACCAAGACCAATAGACCTTTCACGTTGAGCACTATACTTCGCACGAGTAATAGTATCGGGTGCTTTCTCTATAAAGTATTCCAATACATTATCAAGCATTCTTACGAGGTCACGAATGATAGGTGTATCTTTCCACTCATCATAATACTCTAGATTGAGAGAACTCAAACAACACACAGCAGTTCTGTCTGCGTCTGTAGGTAGATGTATCTCATTACATAGGTTTGACCCATTTATCTTGAGACCTAAATCCTTGAGAGGTTGTGGTAAACTTGCGTTGGCAGTATCAATAAAGTTTAGATAAGGTTCCCCTGTTCTAAATCTTGTCTCTAATATTCTTTCCCAGAGTTTACGAGCATCCACAGTTTCTTTTACTGAGTCATCCTTGGGGTCTCTTAGGTCAAAGTCTGTACCTTCTGT